GTATTGACTAATAAAGCAGCAGAACCAACTGCTGTATTTGCATCTGCGGTTGTCGTTGCCTTACCAGAATCATGTCCAATAAAAGTGTTATCTGCTCCTGTCGTTAAGGCAGTACCAGAAGTATCACCAACAGCTACGTTATCTGTTCCTGTCGTTAGTGAGTCTAATGCTGTGTCTCCTAGACCAACATTACCTGTGGCTGTTGGGTGGTTTCCATCTAGTTTGATTGTTCCTGATGCAGCAACTATATTGCCACCAAAAGTTACATGACCACCATCTGCTATAGTCATAGCATCATCGCCATCTGTATATTCTATTAATGGTGTTTGTACTGATGAGGTCGTTTCTATTATTCCACTTGTTTCTAAATTTAAAGTAGCAAGAGCATCTACTATCTTTCCACCTGAACCAGCACCATCACTATATACAATTTTTGTAGAACTAGCTGGTATGCTTACTGTTGCACCTGTTCCTTGTTTTACAGTTAAAGATTGTGAACCTGTAGTGGCATTTTCAATAATCCATACTTTAGATACTGTGTTCGGTCCTAGTGTTACAGTACAGGTAGAATCTAATGCACCTGTATATTTAAGGAACATTGATCTACCTTCATCAGTTGCACCATCTGCTATTGTTGTAGCATGTGTATCAGCATTTGTAGTTATTGCTTCTGTGCCATAACTAAATGCTTCTGCAACTAACTCAAGATTTGTATTGGTTGTAGCACCCCATGTACCACTACCATCACCAGTTCCCATCTCATTTAACCTGAGATCATTTACATATGTACTTGCCATTTTATTTTCCTCTTATAATATTAAACTATTTATGCAGCCACGTCATCCCATGTTGTACTTTGTGATGCAGATACATTGCTCCATGTTGATGATTGTGATTCATCTACAGGAATCCAAGTACTAGTAACACCCGGAACTACATTAGACCAGATATATACTGTTCCAACTGCTCCTGTCCCGTTTAAACCTGTTACAGAAACATTTGAAGCTGCTGCAATAGTAGGATCACCTACTGCTCCTGTCCCGTTTAAACCTGTTACTGATATTACATTTACAGTAACTAAACTTAAAGTACCTAATGCTGTTGTACCTACTACATTTGTAGGATATACATTAGCATCACATGTTACAGTTTCATCACCTAAACCTATTGTAGATGCAGTTCCTGAAACGCCTGTAATTGCGATTCCAGATGCTAATACTGTTCCTACAGCGCTTGTTCCAGCAAGTCCTGTTTCTGTTACATTCGCATCACCACTTACAAATTCAGTACCTAATGCGGTTGTTCCGGCTAATCCAGTAACTGCTACATTAGCTACACCTGTAACTGTTTCGCTTCCAACTGCACCTGTAGCTGCAACTCCTGTCTCTGCTACATTAGCATCACATGATACTGTTTCAGTACCTAGTGCGGTTGTTCCGGCAACACCTGTAAGTTCTACAGGTACTGGCTCACCCCATGTGCCAGAACCCCATGTACTACGACCCCAACCTGTTATATTAGCCATAGGCTACTAATATTAAGCTATTCTTATAATAGCGTTACTCGCATCTGCTGTTGGAAAAGTAATTGTGAATGACCCTGCTGTAGATGTTTTATCTGCACCAAAATCAAATACTGCCACAGCCGGATCACCAGATGCAGAATCATTAAAGATCATGCAACCTCTTGCAGTTATAGTAGCTGTGCCGAAAGTTAAATCAGCAAAGTCTGTATAAGCTGTTGTGCCAGATGTAGTAGGATCAACTCTTGTTAAACTTTCGCCCTTGGCGGTATAGTTAGTTCCACTAGCTTCTTGCGAAGTTGTATAAGCGGTAGTTGCTGCACTCATGGTAGCTGAACTTGTATAAAGTGCTAACCTGAATGTATTACCGCCTGAATTTTTAAAATTGTGTACGCCTTCTAAAAGTTCTTTTTTGAAAGAAGTACACATTGCTTGTGTTATAGCCATTATAGCCTCCTTATAATATTAGCAAGGTCTTTATGTCCTTGCTGTTCTAATTGATTACATACAGTACATATGTGGTTTTTTACTGCCTCACGCATATAGTATGCAATTACCTTACGAGCAGCATCCCTAAATACATGTGCTTGTGCCTTTATATTATCAGGTGCTGTATCGCTTATCGAAACTAATCTATCTGTTGCCATTTCAGCAACTTCATCTACTGTATGTCCTCTGTAATCTGTAGTTTTTACTCCAAGATTTCCTATTGATATTTCAAATTTATCTGTTTGCATTATGGTACATTTGGTTCTGGTGGACTACTTCCGTTTGAACGTTCATCTATAATCCATTCTTTAGGATTTTCTCTACCAATTATTCCATGTGGAATTACTGTTTCTCGTATTACTTCAGAATGTCTACAAACTTTAAGTTCATCATCTTTTACATAAGATACTATAGGATCGTTTAAACGATGATATCCATATAGTTTTTCTTTAACATCTACATTGCAATCTAATAGGTTACATCTTACTGCAACTTGCACAAGTATATTACTTTCCATACATTTGCCTAACCAAAATTCACAACAGGCTCTACCCATTTCTGCAAAGTGTGCATTATGGTTATAAGTAAAATCTGTACCAAACATACTTACTGATCCTACTTTATTCCAGTAAGCAAAAGCTATTGCATATGCAACTGTATTATTTAAGTAACCACACCCTGTATCTTTTATTAAAGCTTCAATAGGAAATTCTTCCACAGCAGGTACTCTTGAATCTAATTCACATGAATATATTGGATATTCTATTTTAGGTAATTCTTCTCTCATCATTTCTGTCATGTCTGCTGCTTCATTTGAATCAAAGAAACGAGTCATTGGGTCTAATATAAATGCTCTATCTGCGTTTTTAACTACGCCTATCATCGCATTAATTACCCAAACTTCGTCAAACTTATCGCTATGTACTACAGATAAATGATAATCTATTTGACTCATACCCATAGCAACTATGGCTATACTTTTACCTTCTAAATGTTCTATTCTTTCTGTTAACATTATTGTCCTTCTATTTTAAATTGCCCTCTACGATAAGCATCTTTTCTATTTCTTCCATCATTTTCTATTACTAACTGTTGTAATGCTTCTTTATATCTAGTGTCATATGTAGCAATAATATCAGGTTCTCCCTTCATAAAGGTATATGCTTCTAATAAACAACCATATAACAATACATCTGGAGCGTTAGTTCCTAGCCAACTTGTTCCATCTGAAGATGTTGTTATTGATGTTGGTAAATAGAAATAGTGCAACTCAACTGTATAGTTAGAATCAGGAGTTGGTCCTAATATAAAATAATCATCATCAAACTGAGCATAAAATTTAGGCAAACCTTTATTTGATCCGCTTACAGGATATGCTTCTCTTATAAAATTTACATCCTTATTAAGTAAATAATTATATTCACTATCAGAATTAACAACAGCTAAAGAATAAGGATATAAGAAATCATCTGGTATTGTTAAATAAGGATTATCTGCTGATGTTGATGCGGTCTTATTCCTTCTATAGTCTGGTAATTGTACTGCACCATTAATTCTATTTTCAGCTTGTACTATTATAGTAGCAAGATCATTAACAAATGTGGTCTCTGTATTTTCTGTATAATCTTGTATTGCTGATTTAAGTGTTGTAAATGTAAATGACATTAGCTTGTTGTTATTTTTAAGTTACCTATCTTTCCTTTTAATATTAAAGCATCTAGGTTGCTATCACCATAGGCAGAGTTCCAACCACCAATAGGATTCCAACCAAATAAACCTCTGCTTTGTTGTAAATCATTTTGTGGTCTTGGATGTCTTAAAGCCTGTGGATCATTAACTTTGGTTCTTCCTAATTGTAACTGTGGTTGATCTTTATCTAGTACATCTTTTCCTACCATCAAGCCCGTTCTTTTCTGATCTTTAATCTGATTGCGTAAATCTTTAAGAGGATACCTAAACCCTGTTCTATCACATATCCCGTAAGCATATTTACCTTTAGCATATGCCATATTAATAACCTCCCGGAACGAATCTTACAGAAGCTTTTACTCTGTTTTCTTCTGATGCAAGCTTCCATTGTTCTTCATATTGTTGTTTCAAGAACGGAACTCTTTGTATTGCTTCAGGATTTTTCATGGCAATATAATAAGCTAGACCTGCTACTAAGCATGGTAAGAATACTTTAGGGATATCTATAGTATTTGAAGAAGGTGTTCCTGCATCATATATCTGTCTCAATCTATACCAAACTACTTTATATGTTTCTGTATTATCTGGTACTGGATATACTGTAAATGTAGTTGTTCCGCTATTTCTATTTATTAATATCTCGTTAGGT